GTGAATATGGATGGGAAAAGCTTTTTAGCGAAAGGTTATACCTTGCTTATAATCGGAATAGGGGTATACCCGTTCGTATTGCTCGTTTTCACAACATTTACGGTCCCGAAGGAACATGGAGAGGTGGTAGAGAAAAAGCCCCTGCTGCATTATGTAGAAAAATTGCTGAAATTGAATCAGGAGGAACAATAGATGTGTGGGGTGACGGTAAACAAACCCGTTCTTTTTTGTATATTGATGAGTGTATTGAAGGTATCCGTCGTTTAATGGAGTCGGATTGTACAGAACCCGTTAATATTGGGTCTGATGAAATGGTATCTATTAATGAGATGGTTAGTTCATTGGCTAATATTAGTGGAAAAGATATTAACATTGAATACAAGTTAGATGCACCTACCGGGGTAAGAGGTAGAAATAGCGATAACAATTTAATTAAGGAAAAACTTGGTTGGTCCCCTGATTATTCACTTAAAGCTGGCTTGGAAAAGACATATACTTGGGTTAACCAACAAGTAAGTCTTGATAAATCGAAGGCATGATATTATAATAGTCTACAAATATGAGTAGACAAATACTTGACTTAGATTTCTTTGAAAAGGTGGTTGTATATAAGAGTCTTACTGATGATAGATATCTTGCATCAGTTATAGACTTTATACAACCACGATTCTTTTCAGATGAACATTTTAAAAAGACCTTTACTTTAATTACTTCCTTTTTTCAGAAAAGATATACCGTACCTACTAGAACAGAACTTTTATCTTTTTGTAATACACCTGAATTAAAAGATGCATTTAAGAAAACAATAGAAAAGATAAAAGATATTGACAAAAAACTTAACAATGATGAGTTATATGTAAATACAGAACGGTTTCTTAAAGAGAAATCAGTGTATTATACGATGACTGATGTTGCTAATGAGTGTGCAAAAGGAAATATAGACCCTGCTGATATCTTTGATAAGTTTGAAAAGTGTACAAGCATTAATTTATCGGTAGATCGTGGGTTTGACTTCTTGAATGACTATTCAAGGTTAATTGAAGACTTACAAGTCGAGGAACCTACTATATCTTCACAGTGGGAATGGCTTGATAACAAGTTAGATGGTGGGTTCTTGCAAAATGGAAGAGCCATTTATATCTTTGCAGGTGAAACTAATGTTGGTAAGTCTATTGTATTAGGAAATATTGCATGTAATATTGCTAAGCAAGGTAAAACTGTATTGCTAGTAAGTTTAGAAATGTCTGAAATGGTATATGCTAAACGATTAGCTGGTAATATTACAGGAATTGAAATTAATAACTTGAGACATGAAATACCTCAATTAACTAATAAACTTTCCGAATTTGTTACTTCAAACCCTACCAGTAGACTACTGATCAAAGAATTTCCGCCTAGTACTATTACTACAGCGCAATTAGGAGCTTTTATTAAGAAACTTAAACAGAACGGAGTTAACATTGATGCTATAGTTTTAGATTATGTTAACCTTATGCATTCACCAATTGGTAATAATAGTTATGAAAGAGTTAAACATGCAACTGAACAAGTCAGAGCGATGTCTTATACGTTTAATTGCCCTATTATTACTGCTACTCAGTTAAATCGTTCAGGTTATGATACAGAAAATCCTAGTTTAGATACGATTGGTGAAAGTATGGGGTTAGCAATGGGTGCTGATGCTATCTTTTCCGTATTTCAGAAAGAAGAAGATAAGGATTTAGATATTATTCGTATGGGTGTTATGAAAAATCGTTTTGGACCTAATCACGGGACAAATGAGTTTAGTATTCATTACCCAACGTTAACTATTTCCGATAGTGGTATGGGTTCTATAGAAGATGCATCAGCTAACGTTATGGGTGCTATTGAAGGGTTAGCTAAAAGTTGAAGATGCAAGTATCTTTCCTAATTAATAACAATGTCTAAGAGTTATGTTTTTACAGATTCAGACTTAGATGGTGTCGGTAGTTACTTAGTAAGTAAATGGCTTATTGATAATGATATGCCTTTTACTACCACTACAGTTAAAAATTTTCATGAAGATTTTGTTAAGTGGAATAAACTTAACAAAGTTAAGGATTATGAAAAAGTATACATATTCGATATCAACGTTGCTGAATATTGTGATCTACTCGATCATGATAATGTTGTCATTATTGATCACCATAATGGTAAGGATGGCTACACTGGTTACAAAAAAGCAACGTTGGTGTTAGACCAAAAATATACAAGTACCACAAAATTAGTTTTAAAAACGTTACTTCAAAATAATCCTGATTTAAAATTAAAACTTTCAGTACCAAAAGCTAAACTTATTACCTTAATTGATGATTATGACAGTTATCAATTGAAAGACCCAAACAGTTTAGGTATCAATACAGTACTTTGGAGTTACACAGGTAATAGAGTACAAAAATTTATAGAAGAGTTTTATGATGGTTTTAGGACTTTTACAAAGTTCCAAATTAATATGATATCAATAGCTAAGAAAAAGGTTGAAGAAGCTGTTGAAACATATCAAGCATTTAGTTTAACTTTGCCTATTGATGGAAAAGAAAGTAAAATTGTAAGTACTTTTTGTGATCATAACATTAACGAGGTCGCACACGGTATTATAAAAAAGTATCAAGCAGATATAGGCATTATAGTTAACTTAAAAAGTAAAAGCGTTAGTTTGCGTAAAAGTAAGCAATGTTCGATTAACTTGAATAAACTTGCAGCTAAATTATGTGAAGGAGGAGGTCATTTCGACTCTGCAGGTGGTTCCTTAAACAAAACGTTTATTAAATTTTCTAAGTTATTCAAAAAAATATGAAACTAAACAACACTAACCCTATTGAATCTACCCATTTGCAGGAGGTAACTCAAATTTTTATGGGATTTTGTTCTTTTATTTCAATTGTTCATAATAAAAAGATTAATCTACCTAACATTTTTATATTATTACTTAAAGATAATAGACTACGAAGTATACTTAAAGATATGTTAGATTTACAAACTGACTTTGAGCTTGTACAACTGTTTTTATTCTTTGAACCTTCATTATACAAAAGCAAATATATTATGAAATATGTCAACAGCAAAAGAAAGAAATTGATTTTGTAGTGATGTAGTTTATCATTAGTTAATGACCGAGTTCGAAAAACTTATCTATAATGTTTATCTTGCTGAAACAAGAAAAGGTCAAAATAAACCCTATAAAAGACGAGAAAATTTTGATAAAGTAGATGAGTCAACTAAACTTTATCTTTTAAGATTATCAAACTTTTTTAAAAAACATAGATCAATTGATCTAAAAAACTTTTTTCAAGCTCCATATAAAATTTACAAAGATAAATCTCACCATGGGTTAGATTTTTATCTTTCAATGAAAGCAATTAAGCTTTACAGAGAGTATATCAATAAATTAAATCGTCAAAATGCTGATTCAGATGATTCCAAAGAAGCATTCCGAAGAAGTGCTAAGTTTGTACTTAAATTTTGCAAAAATAACAAAATTAAATTTGAAGATTATATAATTTACAGAAAGGAAAATGAAATGAATTCGTTTTTTGATCACCTAAAACACGGTAAGGTGTCGATTTATTTTCTCTTTATGTTTTCTAAGTTTGATTCTCAAATGAAAACGTTGGATGTTGAAATGAGAAAGTTTATATTAGGTGATATAGTTGATGATATCTCTAAATTAAGAGCAAAATTTTATAATTGCAATCAAGAAACAAAAAATTTCTTTAATGATGTATTTAATATCTGTAAAAAAGCATAAGTTGACTATTAATAGTTGTATGTATAATAATTTCTGTTACGGTAACGGGTGTTACCTATAAACAAAAACATAATAATAACAATAATATAAAAAAATAATATGAAAGAACTAGATGTAGACAGCATGTTTGGTAGCATGGTCGAAAAATTACAAAAAGGTCCATCGTCTCAACGTGGGCAATATCTAAAAACTGAAGTAGGTAATACTTATACGGTTAGGATTATTCCTAATAAACAAGATATTAACAAGACGTTTTATGAATATACGTCTTTTGGTTGGACTTCATTTGCAACTGGTCAATATACCGGTGTTGTTAGTCCTATTACATGGAAGGAACGTTGTCCTATTCAAGAAGCAATGTATCGTATTAAAGCCTCTGGTAGTGATGAAGAAAAGGATAAAGCAGCAACGGTTACAAAACGTACGCAATGGATTACAAACGTGTATGTTGTAAATGATCCTGTTAATCCCGATAATAATGGTACTATTAAAATCTTGCGATTTGGTCGACAGCTGCATAAAATCATTATGGAAGCAATGGTTGGTGAAGAAGCTGACGAATTGGGTGCAAGAATCTTTAAACTAAGTGATGAAGGATGTGATTTCCGTATTAAAGTTGAAAAGCAAGGTGATTATCCAACTTATGTATCATCTAAGTTTAGTATGCCTAAGCCATTTAAGTCAGATTACCCAGGTGGTGTTAGTGGAATCCTTGATAATATCTTTGATCTTGAAAGTGTTAATCCGGTAAGATCATATGATGAACTAAAAGAAGTCTTGAACGAACATTTTTATTGTTTAAGTAATGATGAATCTAGCACAACAACGTCTTCAGTAGCTGCAGCAAGTATTGCAACAGCAGCTGCCGCAGCAGTTGAACAAGTTCAAACAAAATCTACATTTGAAACAACAGAAAAAGTTTCAAGTGAAGAGGATATTGATGACTTGTTAGCTAGTTTAGATAATCTCTAAACAAATGTCTCAAAAAACAGATGTAAATTATGAAGCGGTGAACTTGGACTCTATGGGTCCAAGTGACCCTATGGATGATGCTATGGCTTTTAAAGCTTTACTTGGTTCCGTAGCCAGTGAATTTCATCAAAATGTGAATGCAAATATGGTATCAGAATCATCTTCTTTAAA